TATATGATGGTGAGGAATATACTCTTCAAATAGATTCTCATATGAGATTTGAAAAGGATTGGGACGATACCTTAATCAAAATGGTTAAACAACTTCAAAAGAAAGGTTTTGAGAAACCTTTATTAACAGGATATGTTTCTTCATTTGACCCGGACAATGACCCGGCAGGTAGAGTTAAAGAACCATGGAGAATGGTGTTTGATAGATTCATCCCTGAAGGTGCGGTATTCTTCTTACCTGAAACAATTCCTGGTTGGGAAAAACTTAAACAACCAATTACCTCTCGTTTTTATTCAGCACATATGGCCTTCACAGTTGGTCAATTTAGTGTTGAGGTTCAACATGACCCTGAATTTTATTTTCATGGTGAAGAAATTTCTATTGCCGTTAGAGCGTTCACTCACGGATATGATTTATTCCACCCACACAAAACTGTTATTTGGCACGAATACACTCGTAAAGGTAGGGTAAAACAATGGGATGACGATAAAGAGTGGGGTAAAAAGAATGAGTTGTCTCACAAAAAGAATAGACAACTTTTTGGAATGGATGGTGAGGAAATTACATTGGATTTTAGTAAGTACGGATTTGGAACTGAAAGAACATTAAAAGATTATGAAATTTATTCAGGTCTTAAATTTTCAAATAGAGCTGTTCAACAATATACTTTAGATAAAAAATACGCACCAAATCCGACAATTTACGAAACAGAAGAAGAATGGTTATCTAGTTTTGCAAGTATTTTCAAACATTGTATTGATATATCATTTAAACAAGTACCGGAAAAAGATTATGAATTTTGGGTTGTTGCGTTCCACGATGATAAAGACGAAACTCTTTATAGAAAAGACGCTGACATTAACGAGATTAATAATATGATGAGAGACCCTGATGGATATTGTAAAGTTTGGAGAGATTTCCAAACAACATCAAAACCAAAATATTGGGTTGTATGGCCATATAGTACATCAAAAGGGTGGTGTGATAGGATAACTGGTAATTTATAATATGAAAATTATAGGGAATGGAATGATTGCAGAATCTTTTAAAACTTATAATTTTAAATCTGTGTGTGTTTTTGCTTCCGGGGTTGCCGATTCAACAGAAAACGATATTTTAAAATATAAAAAAGAATATGATTTATTAAAACAAGTTTTAATAAAAAATAAAAATAACATTATAGTATATTTTAGTACATTAAGTGTGTTAAGGTACGATTATACCAACTATGTTAAACATAAATTATTTATGGAATCATATATTGAAAATAACTCAACTAATTTTTTAATATTAAGATTACCTAATGTTGTTGGTAACACAAAAAACAAAAAACAATTATTACCATTTATGTATAACTCTTTATTAAATAATGATATTATACAAGTAAAAAATGGTACATATAGAGATTTAATTGATGTTGATGATTTACCAAAAATTGTTAATTTTTTAATTAATGAAAAAATAAATGGTAAACTTAATATTACGTTAGATAATAAAATTAAAGTTATTGATATAGTTAATTATCTAATTAAAATAAATAAAATAAATGGCCATAAAATTGAATTATTAAACGATAACGAATCTATTTTATATGATAACCACATATCAAAATATTATAATGATTTAAACATTAAAAATTTAAATACTAATCCATATCAAATTATAAAAAAATATTATAAAAAATGAAATTAATCGTTCTGGCATACACTTCAAAAAAATATATGAGTGAAAAGTCATATATACCATTTGACCCAATACAATCAGATAGAGCTGATTTAACTAGAAAATTACCATGTATGGATACTTGGGTATCTAAATTAAAAGATAAAAATATTGAAGTTATTTTTTTTGATGGAGACAATCCGGAAGTATCTTTTGATGAAAAAAATCAAATTTTACATCTAACCGAAACCGATACATATGACTATTATTATTTACATCATCAAAAAAAACCATCTAATATGGTTAAAAAACTTCAAGGAGCCATAACATGGTTATTAAAAAATAGAGAATTTGATTATATTTTAAGAGTTGACGATGGCACCTATGTTAATTCATTTGTTTTAGAGAAATATTTTAATGAAATTATTGATAAAGACATTATATGGTCCGGACAAGGTGGTGGTGGAGGAATGTTCTTCAGTAAAAAAATATGTGAAGAAATTTTAAATATACATGACGAAACTAATCATTTGGAAGATGCTACATTAATGCAACACTTTTCAAAAATACCTGAAGTTAAATTTCATACAATTGATACCATGTCTGCTTTTTATAATTTAGGTGAAAAAAATTTAACAATTCATTATTCAACAGGTAAACGAATGTATTATTGTGATTTTATTATTAGTAATTACTATAATAATTTAAAATCTAATAGAAAAGTTATTCTAAATTATGAATGGTCTTCAGGTATTGAATTAAATACTAATAGAGTTAGCGGTACAGAAGGTAAGACAGGTGCCTGGTATGGGTTAGACCGAGATAACAATAATTGGGAATACTATGGTGGTTACGCTAGAAGTATATCTGATATATATGATAGAACAATAACATATGGTGATGAAGTTATACAAAATCTATGTGTTTTTAATTTTAAAAATCCCCATGACCTAAAAATTGAAAACACATTTAATAATTTACTTAAAACAATAGTAAAAGACGGTGAAATTAATATCTTTTTTAGTTTAAATGATGGTGTTATTATTAATGAAAATACCTATAATATTATTTTAAAAATGATTAAAAATTTAAATTATGAATATGAAATTTTAAATGATGTGAATTTTAAAGAATACACTCAAGCGCAATATATCCAACCGGACGAAAAAGGATTAATTATTAGAATTTTAAAAACAAATAAAATTAAAAAAATTTACATCGCACAATATTACACAAGTAATTTAACTCATGGACCATTTGCTGAAAAAATAAATAAAAAATATTGTGATGAAAATGGATATGGATATTTTTGTGAAAAATCAAATCAAACAATAACGGATTACATAAATGGTGCGGCACCTACTTGGTACAAACCAAAGTTAATATTAGACGTTATTGAAAATTTTGACCCTGAATATATACTATTTTTAGATACGGATGCTATAGTATCAGATTTTAATATTAGAATTGAAGAATTTATTGATAAAGATTATTATTTTATCGCCTCATTAGATGAAAGTACTCATAGTTTAATGAACGCCGGAGTATTTTTAATAAAAAATAATGAATGGGGTAAAAAATTTCTTAATGATTGGGCTCTTTGTTGTAAAAACTTAAAACCTATTGATTGTGAATTAAGACCTGAAGTTGGTGAACATGATTTAAATCATGAAGGATTTTATTCTAATAGATTATGGATGGACCAAACCGCATTAACTCATTTATATAAAGATAGAGGTGAGTACGTTAGTAAAATGAAAATTATTTCAAATAGAAGTTTTAATTGGAAACAATATAACGATAATAATTTTATTTTTCATGCGTATGCGTATGGTAGTATTAAAAATAGAACTATAGATAAGATTCATAATGAAATTTTTAATATAAATGAAAATTATGATTATTCAAAATTAAGTGGTTTAGCTGAAAAATATACGACAGATAAACATTATGGACATGATTTTTTTGATAAAGTTTATCAACTTGAATTTGATAAAATCAAAGAATCTGCAAAAAAAGTTGTTGAATTAGGTGTTCATGAAGGACAATCAATTAACATATGGAGAGAATTTTTCACTAATGCGGAAATAATAGGTATTGATTTTGAAATGAATAGAGCTAATATTGATGATTTTAATCGAGTTAAATTATTAGAATTTAATGTTAATGTTGGTAATACTTTAATCGAGTTTTCAAATGATAATGTGGATATAGATTTATTTATTGACGATGGAAGTCATGCAATGAAAGACCAACAAGTTGTTTTTGCTAAATTATTTAAAAGTATAAAAAGTGGTGGTATATACATATTAGAGGATTTACATACAAGTGTTAGTGTAAAGAATGATGTTAATTCAATATGGAAATCTGAAAAAAATACGATAACACTTGATATGTTAGAAATGTTTAATAAAACAGGTAAAATAGTTTCAGATTATATGACAGATGAAGAATGTGATTATCTTGAAAAAAATATTGAATCGTGTGAAATTTTTAAACTTAAACCTGAATGGAGTTATACCAGTATAATTAGAAAAAAATAATATGAATAGTAATGTGACAATAGTTACCGGTCTTTGGGATTTAGGTCGCGGTAATCTTGATGGGTGGGGTAAGAGAGATTTTTCAAATTACAAGACAAAGTTTTTTGAAATGTTAGAGACAAATGCTCAAATGTGTATTTGGATTCCCCAAGAATTAGAAGATGAAGTATTAAAAATTAGAGGTAATAAACCTACTAAAATTTTTATTAAAAATGTTGAGGATTTTGAATCTTGGAATCCTTTTTTTGACGATATTGAAAAAATTAGGTCACAAGATAATTGGAGAAATTTTGCGGGATGGTTATCCGAATCTCCCCAAGCTGAATTAAAATATTATAATCCAATGATGTTTACTAAATTTTTTATGTTAAATGACTCCGCAATTATAAATCCGTTTAATAGTGATTATTTCTTTTGGGTTGATGGTGGATTAACTAACACCGTTAATAAAGGTTATTTCAGTCATGACAATGTTTTGGATAATTTGGAAAATTATGTTCGTTTCAACAATAATAAATTTATTCAAATATCATATCCTTATGATGGTAATGAAGAGATTCATGGATTTGAAAGAAAAGCTATGGCTCGTTACTGTAATACCGATTACGTTAGTTATGTGTGTCGAGGCGGTTTTTTTGGTGGGAGTAAAAATAACATTCACCAAATGAATGACTATTATTATTCAGTAATGCACGATACGTTAAAAGAAGGGTTAATGGGTGCCGATGAATGTTTATTTACAATACTTTCTTATAAACATAAAGATTTAATATATAGATTTGAAATTGAGGGTAATGGTTTAGTTTGGCCTTTCTTTGAAGAGTTAAAAAAATATACAAAAGATTTTGTACAAAATAATAAACCTCAAATCAATACAGATAATGTTGGTTTATATGTGATAACTTTTAATTCTCCAAAACAATTTGAAGTGTTAATTCAATCTATGTTGGATTATGATAAAGATTTTGTTGAAAAACCTAAAAAATATTTATTAAATAATTCGACCGATTTATCAACAACTCCAAGATATGTTGAGTTATGTGAACAATATGGGTTTGAACATATTAAGAAAGATAATATCGGTATAGTTGGTGGACGTATCTTTGTTGCTGACCACTTTGATAAAACAAATCACGATTATTATTTTTGGTTTGAAGATGATATGGCATTTTATCCTAACAAAAATGAAACATGTAAAAATGGGTTTAACAGATGGGTATCCAATTTATATAAAAAATCTTTAGAAATAGTAAAAAAAGAAAATTTTGATTTTTTAAAACTTAATTTTACTGAATTTTTTGGTGATAATGGTACTCAATGGAGTTGGTATAATGTTCCACAAGATTTTAGACAAAGACATTGGCCCGATAATCCGAGATTACCTGAACATGGGTTAGAACCTAATTCACCTAAAACAAAATTTGAAAATATTAAATCTTACGATGGATTACCATACGTGACAGGTGAAGTTTATGTATGTAATTGGCCTATTGTTGTAAGTAGAGAAGGAAACTATAAATGTTTTTTAGAAACTAAATGGGCTCACCCTTTTGAGCAAACTTTAATGTCTTATGTTTATCAAGAAACTGTTATGGGAAATATTAAACCTGGGTTATTATTATTAACTCCAACAGAACATGATAGATTTGACCATTATGATGGTTCGTTAAGAAAAGAAAGTTAATTTGTTTATTTTTGGAAAGCAAAGTATTTATAAATAAAAACAATAGATGGATTTTTTTATAAAGAAAAACGCAACCTTACCGGTACTAAAGTTACAAGTGGTTAAAGACGGAAGAAGTGACTATAATAAGTTTATGGATATGATTGAAGAATCGGCCATTTTCTTCTCAATGGTTGACGTAGAAACCGGTATTCCAAAAATAAGTTCAAGACCCGCAGGGTTTGTTGAAAAAACTTTTGTTGATTTAAACTCCGGTCCTGAATATTACATTTACTATCAATTTACTCCAAGAGATACTAATAGAGTTGGTAGATATGCCGGTCAGTTTATGTTAAGAAATTCTGATGGTGTTCTTATATTACCAATACGTGAAGAATTATTTATTAATGTTCAAGATTCGTTTATTGCGGATGATTTAGTTTATGATAGTTGTTACGTGTCAGAATTTCCTTGTTGTATTAATGGACCTTATACTACAACAACAACTACAGAATGTTGTCCTTGTACTACAACTACTACCACAATTAATCATACTACAACCACAACCACAACAGTTCCTGTATTATCTGAAGTTAATATGGGTTCAGGTATTTATGATGATATTGGTCATTTATTTATTGATTTTATTGCTGACGGACCTCAACTAATTAAATGTATTGTTGAAGATTATGTATTAGCCCCTCCTTTTTATATTATTGGTGGTGAGAATTATTATATGTACACCCCATTACAAATAGGTGGAACAATTTATAGTGACCCTAATGGACAAACAATTTCATTGATTAATGATGGTAGTTATGTTACTCAAGTAAACGGATATCAAGTAATTACCGTTTTTAATTCTATAATCACCGGAATTGTTAATTTTAATAATTTACTTCCATGTCATTAATCTAAAATTGATTTATTAATTATTATCTTTTATATTTATAGAAACAAGACAAACCTGATTTAAAATCGGAGCGAATATGTCATTCTAAAAAATATAAAATGGTAACACAAGAAGAAATTAAAGCATTCCTTGAGGGGAATGACCCTGAAGAGCACATCGTTGCAATCGAGTATGATTACGCATCGGATGCTATCTACAAAATTAAAGAAATCCCTGGTCAGGGAAAGATAATCAAAAAAGACACATTTACGGCATTTGCTTGGGTTGGGGACTTAAGAGATTTGAATTTTTATTCAAAATCTAAAGACCAACAAAAAGAGGCGATGAAGAAACATGGTATTATCATTGATAAATTAGAAACCAAAGGTAATGAGAGATTAGAAAAAGGTCTTAAGTTTATGGTTAAGTCAATGAAAGGGTATCGTTCACTTATTCAATTCTTTAGAGATGGTGGTGTAGACCCATGGGGTGAAAAAACAAAAGGTAAATTAACGGTACTTCCACCGGTAGAACAATTCCTTATTTCAAGAGAGAAAAGATTATTCAAAGGATATGAAGAGTATAACGACATAACTAGACTCGGATTTGACTTGGAGACGACTGCTTTAGAACCTAAAGATGGTCGTATATTTATGATTGGAATCAAAACTAATAAAGGATACCAAAAAGTTATTGAGTGTGCTGATGAAGACCAAGAACGTAGAGGGTTGGTAGAATTCTTCAAAATTATTGATGAACTTAAACCTTCAATCATTGGTGGATACAACTCAGCAAACTTCGACTGGTTTTGGATATTTGAAAGATGTAAAGCACTTAACTTGGACATCAAAAAGATTGCAAAATCTTTAAATCCTGCAAGACCTATCGGGCAAAAAGATGGTATGTTAAAACTTGCGAATGAGGTTGAGAGATATTCTCAAACTCAATTATGGGGTTATAATATCATTGATATTATTCACTCTGTTCGTAGAGCACAAGCAATCAACTCAAGTATTAAATCTGCAGGGTTAAAGTACATTACTCAATATATTAAAGCTGAAGCTCCTGACCGAGTTTATATTGACCATTTAGATATTGGTCCGATGTATGCTAAAAAAGAGGAGTATTGGTTAAATGTTGAGAATGGAAAATACAAGAAAGCGGATAATCCCGCCTTTGATAATTTGGACACAAGATTTCCGGGTAAATACTTAAAGGTAACAGGTGATAACATTGTAGAGAGATATCTTGACGATGACTTGGAGGAAACGCTGACAGTGGATGATGAATTCAACCAAGGAACGTTTCTATTAGCGTCAATGGTACCAACAACATATGAAAGAGTTTCCACGATGGGAACTGCCACATTATGGAGAATGATTATGTTAGCTTGGTCATATAAGAATAAACTTGCAATACCTCAAAAAGAAGATAAGACCGACTTCGTAGGAGGACTTTCACGACTACTTAAAGTTGGTTACTCTACCAATGTACTTAAACTTGACTACTCGTCTCTATACCCATCTATTCAGTTGGTTCACGATGTGTTTCCCGAGTGTGATGTTATGGGGGGAATGAAAGGTATGTTAGCTTACTTCCGTAATGCTCGTATTATGTATAAAAACTTGGCGGGTGAGTTCTATGAAACTGACCGTAAAAAGTCCTTATCATATGACCGAAAACAATTACCGATTAAGATATTCATTAACTCGATGTTTGGGGCGTTATCCGCACCACACGTTTATGAATGGGGGGATATGTTTATGGGTGAACAGATTACTTGCACCGGAAGACAATATCTCCGTCAGATGATTAAGTTCTTTATGAAGAAAGGATATACACCACTAGTAATGGATACCGATGGTGTCAATTTCTCTAAACCTGAAGGATGGGAGAATAGACGTTACATTGGTAAAGGTTTGAATTGGAAAGTTAAAGAAGGTGAAGAATATACCGGAGATGATGCCGACGTTGCGGAATTTAACGATATGTTTATGAGAGGTGAGATGGCGTTGGATACCGATGGTACTTGGCCATCTTGTATTAATTTGGCTCGTAAGAACTATGCGGTTATGGAGGCGAGTGGTAAAATTAAACTTACCGGTAATACTATTAAATCTAAAAAACTTCCACTATATATTGAGGACTTTTTAGATAAAGGTGTAAAATTATTATTGGAAGGTAAAGGTCAAGAATTTATTGAATGGTATTATGAATACCTACAAAAAATCTATGATAAAGATATTCCTCTTATGAAGATTGCTCAGAGAGCTAAGGTTAAGTTATCTATTGATGACTATAAAAAAAGATGTGGTATGAAAACTAAGGCGGGTTCCTTAATGAGTAGAATGGCTCATATGGAATTGGCGATTAAACACGATTTAAAAGTTTCGTTAGGTGATGTTATTAGTTATGTTAATAATGGTATTAAAGCGTCTCACGGAGATGTTCAAAAAGTGAATAAACCTAAAAAAGGTTGGTCTGAAAAACAAATAGAATTATATTTTTCATCATATGATTCCACACATTATAAAGAAAAAGAAAAGTTTTTATTAAAAAATGGTTGGGAAAAATCTTGGTCTGACGATAATTGGGTTCGTTCTGACGAGCCAATGAAAGAAGCGATGAATGGTGTTCCAACGGATGTTGCATATAGACTTGTAAATGCTGATAATACTGATTCGGCGATACAATTAAATTGTTATATGTTAGACCAAACTGAAATTGAAAACAATCCGGATATGAGAGGTGATTATAATGTGGAGAGAGCCATCTCAACATTTAATAAACGAATTGGTCCGTTATTGGTTGTGTTTAAAGAAGAAGTTAGAGAACAATTAATTGTTGTTAATCCTGAAGATAGAGGGTTTTTCACTAAAGAACAATCTGAACTTATAAATGGTGTTCCATTTAAAGAAGGTGACCAAGATAGATTAAAAGAGGATGTGTTAGATATTAGTGAGGGTGAGATTAAATATTGGGAAAAACGAGGAATGAGTCCTGATTACATTTATGACTTAGCGTCTGAAGGATGGGAAGAGTTTATTAATTAAAACAAAAAAGGTGTCATATTCGACACCTTTTTTTATTCTAATTTTAAACCATCTGATGAGACGATGTACCAATTATTTTCTAACATATAAAATTCAACACAAGCTCCCCAATCAATAAATATTTCATCATAGTATTCATCAATTTTACCAGAACTTGGTCTAATGAATACTTTGGTTAATGCTTTAATAATAATATGTTCTGTTGTATTAGAATCTAATATTATATTACAAGATTCAACATCTTTAATTACAAGTAGAATTTCCCCATTTGTTCTATAATCGGATTCGGTAATAATTTTTTTCATTGGTATTAATTCAGTTTCTTCAGTAGTGTCTATCTCGATTAAAGTATTACCTAAAAATCGTCTATCGTTAATTGTTTTTCTTGTTAATCTTTGAGTTACGGTATTCATAAATTATATTACATAAATTTGTCTTGGCATTGCTCTGAATTTAAGTTGTTTGTTTAAATTTTCCGCAATTAATGCTTCACGTTCCATCATTTTATCAGGTCGTAATCTTTCTAATCTTAATTTCAATTCTTCTTCAAGTTTTGATTTCTCATCTTTACCTTCAGTTGCTAAAGTGGCGTAATCCATCGTTAACTCACTATCAGGTGTTTTAATGTTACCACTAAATTTACCTCTAACTCTCGATAACGTTTCTTTACAATAAGCGGTGAACCATCTTCTAACAAATTGTTGTGAAGGATTATTTAAATCAATCCAAGACATTGAATCAATTGGAACATCCGATGGTAATTTAATAATATCCGGATTGTTTTTTAAACAATTATCTCTATCTGCAGGACCAACATCATAATACCAATACCATACTTTACCTCTTGTCATTTCTTGATTACCAAAGTCAAATTTACCACCAGGTGTGTTCATTAAGTGAAGGGCTTTTTTACCTTCAGGTAATGCTGTTATGGTATAAGTTAAATCCCCCGCGATAATTCTTCGTTGGATATTAATCTCTTGCATTCTTAATAACATATCAAATGCTGGCATCATAAAATATGAACCTGACGCACCCATTTGAGCGAAACCACCCGGTCCACCAAAACCACCACCACCTAAACCACCAAAAGTCCATGGGTCAAATAGAAGTCCGTTTAATGTTGATGGAGTAAACCATAACACTTCATTTATTTCTCGGTTTGCAGGGATTTCATATATTTGTTGGTTTGGAACTAACTGAACAAAATCTTTCTTTAATACCCAATCACCTCCGGCTTGTAATCCAACAATTTTAGAGTATGCGTAAGTATATCTTGTTTCCCAATCTAAACTTTTAGTGATGAATGCTCTTGATAATGATTCAGTATCTAAATTTAAGTTGTATAAAGAAGTCCATTGAGATTCAATTAACCAATCTTGGATATATTGTGAATAGTCACCAATAGATAATTCTAATAAACTATCCATCTGTTCGTCTTCTAATTCAATACTTCTTAATGGGGCACCAAGTAAGTGTTTAATTCTTGTATATAATTTAGTTCTTTCCGGTTCCGGTATAATTGCAGTTTGGTATGTTGCACCAGTTAATATTGCCATAACGTTTTTATTTTATAAATATCAACTTAATGTATAAATCAGGTCTTCTTTAGGGAAAATAAACTGACCGTCCATTATTTTTGAATGTTTATTGTCAAAGACCAAAACTTCTTTATTATTACGAGTAAAAATTAACCAATCCGTTGAGTATCGTTTAACATTTCCTGTTCCTAAAATCATTATTGAATCTTTAATTTCTTTTTCACCGGTAAATGGTTTAATTTGTGCAGTTTTTTTAACACCATCAACAATTACTTCACAATCAACACCACCAATCATATCTTCTTTACTCCCAAGTTTACCGATAGCATTAACGTTATCATTACCAAATTGTTTTTTTAATATTTCAATAGTTTTATCTTCTCTTGATTGTCCCCAACTATTAGTTTGGGTTAAAACTTTCATAAGATTTTGGAATGTGGATGATTTTTGTGAGAATATTCTAAATTTGTATTCGTCTAAAACGTCAACAAGTTTTCGAACTTCACTTATTTGTTCAAATGGTTTTAGGCCAATCATTTTTATTTCAGGTAATTGTTTGGATATTAAAACTTGATTAACATCATTAAGTAAAACACAAAAACAACTATAGTTTGTGTTTAGTTTATTTAAAACTGAACGACCTTGAGTTTCTAAATCATATACTCCGGCAACTTCACCTTCGGCATATTCGTTATTTCCATAATAGTTGTCGGGAAAAACTTCTTTTAACATTCTGTTAATTCCGTCTTTGAAGATTGTTTTAACTTTTGGATTGATGTTGAATACCATACGAATCGCCTCATTCATTTCTCTACTACATCTTTCAGATTTACCTTCAGAAATAACAGATTTTAATTCAGCACTTTCATTTAATTTATTATCCACTCTCATTGTGTATAATTTGTTAACAAATTCCCAATTTACACATTTCCAAAAGTTTTTAATGTAGTCATCTTTTTTGTTTCTGTATTTTAGGTAGTAGGCGTGTTCCCATAAATCTAATCCTAAAATTGGGTATCCACCATCTTCAACTACATTCATTAATGGATTGTCTTGATTTGCGGTAGATACAATTTTTAAGGTGTTTCTTTTTGTTAGGACTAACCAAACCCATCCTGAACCGAATCTATCTTTTGCAATAGTTTCAAATTCTTTTTTGAAGTTGGCAAATGTATTAAAATCTTTTTTGATTTGTTTGATTACATCACCATTTGGAGTTTGAGTTTTTGGTGATAACATTTTCCAAAATAATGCGTGGTTAAATGCTCCTCCTGCATTATTTCTTATAGTTTTATTAAATCTACTGATAGATTTAACTATTTCTTCAAGTTCTAAATCACCATAATCTTTGTTTTTAAGAGCGGCGTTTAGTTTATCTACGTAACCTTTATAATGTTTGTTATAATGGTAGTTCATTGTTTCAGCATCAATAAATTGCTTTAGTGCTGAATAGGAATAAGGTAATTTATCGATTCCTATCTTTTTCATCTCATTAAGAAAGAGTGTTTCATTTTCTTGTTTTTCAACATTTTGAATCTCTTCCGTAATGAGTTTGATTTTATTTTCAATATGTTTCATTCGGCTTGTTATTTATTTCTTATAAATATCTCAACAAATAGATTATCTTCGGGTGTTGATTTTATTCATAAGTTCTTCAATGAAGTCACCACTCTCACCAATGTTATCTCCCATAACCGTTCCGATGTTTTGTTTCTTCATATTAACCATATCATAAATTATCCCTTCTATGGTATTATCAAAGATTGGGTAATAAACTGATACCGAATTTTTTTGACCATATCTGTATGCTCTATCTTCAGCTTGAGATAAATCTCCCGGAACAAATGATAGGTCATTCATAATAACTGCTTCAGCGGCGGTCAATGTGATTCCAACACCGGCAGCTTTCACGTTTCCAATGAACACTTTAATTTTTTCGTTTTCTTGGAATTGGTCAACAGCGTATTGTCGTTGAGGTTTTGCCGTTGAACCATCTAATTTAACCGCCGATTTACCAAAGTGTTCGGAGATTTTATTTAGAGTGTCAGTAAAGTTAGTAAAAATAATAACTTTCTTACCTTGTTCTATAATATTTTCAGCAAGTTCGATTGTGTCTTTAATTTTTTCTTCAGCAATTACTTGACGAACTTTCATTAGTTTACTGAACTGAACCGTTAATGATGTACTTTCATCCGGATTCTTATCATACCAATCATAATACTCACCCATTAACCCTTCATACATTTTAGATTTTAATCTCAAATAAATTGGAGTGATAATTTTTTCAGGTAAATCTAATACGTCGGTTTTTAATCTTCGTAAAACTTGTCTTGAAGTTCGGTCTCTTAATTCTTCCAAATTTGATGCTCCGGTAACGTTCCATATTTTACGACTTCCCGCAGTGAATTGATAACCTTGACAATATCTAATAGCGTAAGCCATCCAATTCTGAGCAACAGGACTTTCAATTAATGCCAACAGATTAAAGTAGTTCATTGGTCTATTGGTCATAGGTGTCCCGGTTAATAACCAAAGTTTATCCACTTTTTTACAGAAACTATTAACCAATTTGGTTCTTGCTGCTTGACCATTACTCACATAATGTGCCTCATCTAAAATAATAAGGTCAAAATTTCCTTGAGTTATTAATGAATTTTCTTTGTCTTTTAAATCGTAGAAGTTTTTAAGAATATCGTAATTAACAATTACAAAATCGTGTTCAATTGAAAAGTTTTTACCTTCAGCAATGTAAACACTTCTATCTGTATAATTTGCAATCTCTCTTTGCCAGTTAATCTTCAGAGATGCCGGACAAACAATTAATATTTTTTTAGCACCACTCTCTAAAGCCGCGATAACGGTAATGGTTGTTTTACCAAGACCCATATCATCCGCCAATATGAATCGTTTTGACCCAACTAATTTTTCAATAGCAATTGGTTGATGTTCAAGAGGTGGTCTATGACTATATTTACTATAATCAATTTTCACATCTTTAATAACGTGGGTTTTAATTAAAGCACCTTTTGGTAGCCAAAAATCGTGGATAGTTTCACCTTCCGTAATTTTTCCCCAAACATGATAGGATTTGTCTTTCTCAACTAATAGCTTTTCAACCCATATTTGTTCAGGAATCGTGGTTAGTAATTTTTCATCGGCAATCTTTTTAGCAAAGTAAGGGTCTAAATCAACCCATCTTTTGGCTACCTTTGGTGTTACTCCGTAATAATTAATGATATAGTCAGATTGTGCCCGAGTAGGGTAAAATCTTTTATTGGTGTCCTTTTGTAGTTTTAATTTAAGGATATAGTTATTCGCCCCCTCGTAAGTATCAAGGAGAGATATTGCTTTCTGTTCTATTGTTAAATTAGAATTTTCTGATGTATTGTTTTCCAATTTTAATCTTTTAATAGAAATATAATAAATTATTTAATATTTATCAATATGAGTAGAAATTTAGTACCAATTACAAGAATAGGTAAATTCTTCGGAGCGGAGGATTACAATTTAGACATCTCTATGGGGGAGGAATGGTTATATGGTGATATGAACTTTACGTTAGTCCTGTATAAGGTAGACAGATTGAAAACCAAAACAGATGATGTTTATGGTGAGGTAATGACTGATGGTATAAAATATTTACCACCAATTGAGTTTAAAGCTTATGTTCAAATACTTCCACCTGAAACCAAATACTTGGGTAATTCAAAAATTACACAATCAGAACCTGGTAATATGAAGTTTGCGATTTACGCCGCTCAACTTAACGATTTAGGGGTTCAAATTAATTATGGGGATTATATTGGTTATTATGAAACAGAAACAAAAGTTAGATATTACGTGGTTAGCGATGACGGAAGAATTAATTCAGATAATAAACATACATATGCCGGTTATAAACCATTTTATAAATCATATGTAGCAACTCCGGTAACGGAAAACGAATTTAGAGGATTATAATGAAAGTAATAATAACAGAATCTAGATTACACAACATTGTAATTAAATTTCTAAACTCCGAATATGGAGATTTGAAATTGTATGATTATAATAAATTTCTCATTTTATTAATAAAAGATGGTGAAATTATATTTGATTACAATACAAAAAGTAATGTGGTACATATTTCATATAAACACATTGGACATTATTTGGAAAGTCTTTTCGGTATGGGAAATAGACAGATTGGTGAGGTTATTAAGTTATGGGTGGAGGAGTATTATAATTTACCAGTAAAGGCGGTAACTACCAATAACGATTTTCATGAAAATATTGTGTGGAGGGACATCTTAAAACAAATCAACAAAATATGAAACTAATAATAACAGAAAATAAACTATTCAATTCAATATACAATTATATTGATAAAACATTTAATTCAAGTAAAATGGATTGGGTTTATGGTATGGATGAAGATGAAGATGGATATCCTGATGTTGATAGAGAAAACGAAAACTTTTTAATGTTCTTTGAAGGTGATTATCAAGGTATTTATGATACTGATATTATTTTTTATTATTTTGATGTTGATTATTATAATACTGAACCATCACATAAACCTTTTAGAGATAAAGCACCAATTTTAGAAGTTATTGGTAAGCACGCGGAACATTTAGATGACATGTTTGAAGGACATTGGGAAGAACCTATGAAAAAATGGTTTGAAGATAATTTTAATTTACCTGTTAAATCAGTATCCACATATTACGATTATGAAAATTAAAATTAATGAAAGTCAATATAGAAGACTATTAGAAACCATTACCGACACAGAAGTGATTTGTGATGAGTGTGGTTGGTCTTGGGCTTTAGCCGATGGTGGAAACGACCCTTATATCTGTCACAAGTGTGGTCACGATAATGAGGAGAAAAAACATATAGGTGATAAAGTTATGGTTTATTATAACTTACACAAACACACCTTTTCAGTAACCTATGGTGGAAGAGTTATTACTCATGCCGACTATGTTAAATTATCAGATGTTGAATTTAGAGTTAGACAAGGTGGAAGAGAAAAAGTAGTTAGAGAAAAAAGTAAAAATGTTCATTCATTTGTAATTGGAACATTAATGGATTATTGTAAATATCCTTGTGAAAATTTACCAAGTGAACCAAATGATAACGTAGTTACCTATAATCCATATAAATACAATTCTTATGTTATAAAAGACACCGAAGAACCAATATACCGTGCCGGTGAAGTTGAAATGATAAACTTAAGAAACAAAATATTTATAACAAAACAATAACATGCCATTACCAAATAAAATAAAGAAAACAATTCCGTTAACCTTTCCAAAAACTCTTTACCCAAGAAGAGAACAACTATTGGAAAAAATTAATAAAGACGGAACTTATTTACCAAAATCAATTTTACACGCCGATTTGGATGGGGGTATGTTAAATTTTGTTCAAAATGAATTACAGACAATTGTGGATGGTCAAGTAATCCCAATGGTTGATATCATAATTACATCTCAGAACTGGTCACAATTTACCGAAACTTGGAATTTTCAAGATTTGGACTCAAACGTTTCCCCTCCGTTTATTACTGTTGTAAGAAACCCGGAAGTTAAATTCGGAACAAATCCTGCAACAATTTATAATATACCAAATAGAAAACAATATTTTTATGCTCAAGTACCAACTTGGGATGGAAATAGAAATGGTATGGATATATATAAAATACCTCAACCTGTTCCTGTTGATATTACATATAGTGTTAAAATAATTTGTAATAGAATGAGAGAATTAAACGCTTTAAATAAAAACATTCTTGAAATGTTTGCATCTCGTCAAGCTTATACAACTATCAAAGGTCATTATATTCCAATCATTATGAATAACATTACTGATGAGTCAGTTATGAATATTGATAAAAGAAAATATTATATTCAAAGTTATGATTTTACAATGTTAGGATTCTTAATTGATGAAAACGAATTTGAAGTTGCACCGGCAGTTTCAAGAGTTTTAACCGTTATTGAATTTGAAAAAGAATCGTTCACTCGTGGTCGAAGAAAAAATATTACAGACGAATCTACTATTACTAATTTTTTATTTGTTGCTGGGAACAATATTTTATCACAAATTTTTGATTATACCGTTGATTTAAATTTAGGTGATACAATCAACATTGAGTCGTATGATGTGTATCTAAATAATCTATATTATGGGTCTGATTTACTTCAAATTCAGATAAACACCAACGATGTTTTAAAAATAATTGTGGTTAAAAATGATGACTCACAAGAAGGTATTATTCAGTTAGATAATCAAATACTTTAGTTCTCACCATAAATATCCTTCTTTTCCTTACATTGGTCTACAATCATTCTTTCTAAAAAACGATACATTTTTATCCCCCTCTTTTCACAATAGGTCTTTAGGATGTTGTGAACCTCGATTGATATCTTTAGGTTCTTAATTTTTTTTTCGTTATCTGCCATGGTAGAATAAAGGCAGAATTTATTCTACCTAATTTATAAATACTTCTAACAAAGTAAAGTATTTTGGTTTTTTTGATAATATTTATCAATAAAAATAAATTTACAAATTAAAAAGACAAACTAATGGCATCAAATCAAAAAGTATTCGTATCTCCCGGAGTATATACTTCTGAAGTTGATTTAAGTTTCGTAGCACAAAGTGTGGGGGTTACCACGTTGGGTATTGTGGGTGAGACCTTAAAAGGTCCTGCTTTCGAACCTATCTTTATACGAAATTTTGATGAATTCACAAATTTCTTCGGTGGAACTTCTCCAGAAAAATTTATAAATACACAAATTCCAAAGTACGAAGCAGCTTATATTGCTAAATCATACTTACAACAATCTAACCAATTATTCGTAACGAGAGTTTTAGGATTATCTGGTTATGATGCAGGACCATCTTGGTCTATAACAACAAAAGCTAATGTTGACCCAACAACGGTTGATTTCTTTTGTGAAAGTGCAACAACGTTTAGTTGTATAACTGAATGTATTGACTTTAAAACAATTAATTATTCTATTGAATTCTCAGCATGTACTAACAGTATTGATAGTATAGTGTTTACTAACACATCTAATTTAGCTCCTGAGATATCTTCAATATTGTACGAACCTTACGAACAATTCGATGGTAGTATGAGTACATTGTATACTGATTTCTCTAAACAAATTTTTGATATAGTTTCAAAACCGGAAAAAGAAGATACTTCAATCTATTACTATGGGGCAATACCAACTAGTGTTTATTCAGGATTAAGTGAAGTATATACAGGTGAAACAAATGTTTATGAAGTTGATAATGTAAGTGCTAATTTATGTAATTATTCTGCACCACAAAATGACCCTTGGTATTACTCATTATTTGATAATATTGGTGATGCTGCTTATACAGGGTTTTCATTTTGGTCTGTTGTAACAGGATTAACATTAACACCTATTATTACAACAACAACTACGACTGACCCACATACAACAACTACTACGACTGACCCATGTACGACTACAACATCAACATCAACTACTTCAACAACAACCGCAAAACCGGTTCATTGTTATACAGGTACATTGATAGGTGTTATTTATGTCTACTCGGGAACAGCATATACAGATTATGATGATTTAGTAATCGCTACGTTACGTTCAAGAGGTCTTTCAACATATGGTTTAGATGATGGTCCGGTTTATGAAGTGTCAGGATTAACTGATGTTACTTTAGATTGTACAGGAACATATTCTGGTGTAACTAAAAATCCATTTTCAACTTTTGGTGTTAACATCACAAGTAAAGATGGTGACCAATATTTCTTTGAAACATCCTTTTCAAACTCTGACCCTAAATATGTAAGTAAAGTATTTGGAGCGTCTAACTTCTCTAAACCAAGAACTGTAGTTCCGTTATTTGTTGAAGAAAGATTCCAAGCTTTATTAACAAATGCTTGGAGAATGGGTTATATTAGAGGTTTAAATTGTGAATTAACTGCTTTACCTGATGCTCGTCAAGAGGCTAACCCAACATCAATAGCATTTTATTTAGAAAAATATCAATCTCCGGTATCACCTTGGGTTGTTTCTGAATTAAGAGGTAATAAAGTTTATAACTTATTTAAATTTACAACAATTGCTGATGGTGATTCTGCTAACGTTGATATTAAGATATCGTTAGCTAATATGTCATTTAACAATGGTACTTTTGATGTATTGGTTAGAGATTTCTTTGATACAGATTCTGCACCGGTTGTTCTTGAAAAATATACTGATTGTACAATGAATCCTCAAGAAAATTCATTTGTTGGTAAAAAAATTGGTAGTTTAGATGGGGAATATCCTTTATTATCAAGTTATATTATGGTTGAGATTAACGAGGATGCTCCGATAGACGCACTTCCTTGTGGATTCTTAGGATATGATTATAGAGAATATGCTGGTGTAAGACCACCATTCCCATTAATCAAAGCTAAATACTACTATCCTGGTGAGGTTGTTTATAACCCACCATTTGGTTTAGCATCAGGTGCGGACGACACAACTACAAGTGCGGGTGATAATGTAAGAAGAACTTACTTAGGTATTTCAGATACTGAAGGTATTGACGTTGATTTCTTCCAATATAAAGGAACAAGAATTCCAGCAAGTGTATGTTTTAATACTGAAGGTTTACCTTGGAACTTTAGAACAAAAGGATTCCATATGGATAAAAACGCAAGTGGTATTACAATTCCTAATGTGTTTGTTACTAGTGGTACACCGGCGTTCTTCTGTGGTGATGCACCATTTACGTCAGACCCTGATGACCCTGAAAATCCTTATTATAGAATTTTTGCTCGTAAATTTACTTTACTTGTTAAAGGTGGTTTTGATGGATGGGACATTTATAGAGAATTTAGAACAAATAAAGATGAATTTGTATTAGGTAGACGAGGTTACTTAAAAGGAGCTTGTTCTACCGCAAGATACCCTTCCGCGACAGGTTGGGGTGCATTCAAACAAATTAGTGTTGCAGGTAATACTCAAGATTTTGCGAATACCGATTATTACGCTTATTTATTGGGTCAAGAAACATTTGCAAATCCTGAAGCGGTAAACATTAACGTGTTTGTTACACCGGGTATTGATTATGTAAATAACTCTAATTTAGTTGAAAATGCTATCGATATGATAGAATATAGTAGAGCGGATTCATTGTACGTTTGTACAACACCTGACTACAAGATGTATGTTCCTTCGACAGGTAATCAATTTGATTTTATTTACCCACAAGAGGCAGTAGATAATTTAGCAAATTCAGGTATTGACTCTAACTACACGGCTACTTACTACCCTTGGGTATTAATGAGAGATACGGTTAACAATACACAAATTTACTTACCAGCAACTGCTGAGGTAACGAGAAACTTAGCGTTAACAGACAACATCGCTTATCCTTGGTTCGCGGCTGCGGGTTACACGAGAGGTATTGTAAATGCGGTTAAAGCGAGAGTTAAATTGACTCAAGAGAATAGAGATACTCTATATCAAGGTCGTTTAAATCCAATCGCAACGTTTTCAGATGTTGGAACAGTAATTTGGGGTAATAAAACTCTTCAAATTAGACAATCGGCTCTTGATAGAATCAACGTAAGAAGATTATTACTTCAAGCTCGTAAATTAATATCCGCAGTTTCTGTTAGATTATTATTTGAACAAAACGATGCTAAAGTAAGACAAGATTTCTTAGATTCTGTTAATCCAATATTAGATTCGATTAGAAGAGATAGAGGTCTTTACGATTTCCGAGTAACAGTTTCGTCTGACGCAGCTGACTTAGACAGAAATCAAATGACAGGTAAGATTTACATCAAACCAACCAAATCGTTAGAATTTATAGACATTACGTTCTATATCACTCCAACAGGAGCATCTTTCGAGAATATATAATAAATAAAATTATGGCCCATTGTAATAGTGGGTCATAATTAAGCCAAATAACAATTATGTTTAATAAAAAAATTTTAAAAGAAGGTATTGATGATGCAGGGGCACCTGATGAAAAATACTACGCATTTGATTGGGATGATAACATTGTTACAATGCCAACAAAAATTATTTTAAAAGATGATGAAGGTCGTGAAGTAGGTATGTCCACTGAAGATTTTGCAGATTATAGAACGGAAATTGGTAATCAACCATTTGAGTATAATGACCGTACTATTGTTGGTTTTGCTGATGAACCTTTTAGATATTTTAGGGATAAAGGTGACAAACAATTCATTGTTGATGCTATGTTAGCAAAACCAGGTCCGGCTTGGGGTGATTTTGTTGAGGCAATCAATAATGGGTCAATTTTTTCTATAGTAACGGCAAGAGGTCATAATCCGAATGTACTTAAACAAGGTGTTTATAATTATATTGTGTCAAACACAAACGGTATAAATTCTAATGAATTAATTAAGAATTTAGAAAAGTATCGAGATTTGGCGGATGAAGAAGAATTATCTAAATCAGAAATGATAAAAGAATATTTAGATATGTGTCGTTTTTATCCTGTGTCTTTTGGTGAGGGTTCTGCAACAAATCCGGAAGAAGGAAAAATTAAAGCTTTAGATGAGTTTGTTGAATACGTTAAGAAAATGTCTAACCATATTCAAAAACACGCTTACTTTAAAAATAAAATTAGTAATTATTTTGTACCTAAAGTAGGTTTTTCTGATGATGATATAAGAAATGTGGATGTAGTTAAAAAACATTTTGAGAAAGACCCTGAAAATATTATTAAAACTTATTCAACAGCAGGAGGAATAAAAAAAGAATATTAAATAGTTATAATTAAAAAGAATTAATAAAAAAAACTAGTAAATAAAAAAACTAGTATTAAATAAACTGGACTAGAAGAGAATGATAATAAATTAAATTCTAAAAGTCAACTAAAATATTTTTTAAATAGTGATATTTATTAAATAAAGATAAAATAAATAAAATTAAAAACAAATTGAAATGGCTGATTTATTAATGAAAATGCCCATACCTTACGAACCTAAAAGACAAAATAGGTTTATATTACGTTTTCCTTCAACATTAGGGATTAATGAATGGTTCGTAGAATCGGCAGCAAGACCAAAAATAACAATTAATCCTGTTGCGATTCCATTTTTAAACACTGAAACATATGTTGCCGGTCGTTTTACTTGGGGTACAATAAATGTTAAATTCCGTGACCCAATTGGACCTTCAGCGTCTCAGGCACTTATGGAATGGGTACGTTTATGTGCTGAATCAGTTACCGGACGTATGGGGTATGCTGCGGGTTATAAAAAGAATGTTGACCTTGAGATGTTAGACCCAACGGGTGTAGTTGTTGAGAAATGGATATTAGAAGGAACTTTCTTATCAGATGTTAACTTTGATTCATTAGCGTATAATACAGACGCGTTGGCAACAATATCTGCGGTATTACGTATGGATAGATGTATATTAGTTTACTAAAAAAATACTTTATATTTAAAATTAAGAATCCACATATTTTTGATATGTGGATTTTTTATTAACTATTGATAAAAAAACATATACGATTATATTTTATAATAAAAACAAATTTATATGGACGAAAGTTTAATTAACGCAGCAACAGAAAATTTCACATTACCGCATGATGTGGTATCATTACCGAGTGGTGGAATTTTTTATAAATCCAAAAAAAAATCGGTTAAAGTAGGTTATTTAACAGCATCTGATGAAAATTATTTGATTGGAGCGATGGCTGGTAAAGAAAATATTGTATTTACTTTATTAAGAAATAAATTGTATGAACATGATTTACGTCCTGAAGAATTAATGGATGGTGATGTTGAAGCAATTTTAATCTTTTTAAGAAATACTTCTTTTGGCCCGGAATATATTATTAATTTAATTGACCCAAGTACTAATAAAACATTTTCACACACTGTTGTGTTGGATGAATTAAATATTAAACAATCTAAAAATCAACCTGATGAAAATGGTTTTTTTACTACAACATTACCTAAAACAGGTGTTACGGTTAAATTAAGACCTACCACTTTTCATGATACTATTGAGTTGGATAAAATGGTTGAACAATATCCTGTTGGAAGACAAGCTCCAAGAGTAACATGGAAATTACAAAAACAAATTGTTGAGATTGATGGTGATAGCGATAGAGGTAAAATTGCAATGTTTGTTGATACGTTACCTATTATGGACTCTAAATACATAAGAACTTTTTTAAGAGAAAATGAACCGTCATTAGACCTTAAAAGAACTGCAACCGCCCCATCAGGAGAATTGGTATCTTTCGAGATAACCTTTGGGGTTGAGTTTTTTCGGCCTTTCTTTTAACTATCGACAACTTCTAATTGAGGAATATTATTTGATGGCTAAATTTATTAGAACATCGTATAGTGACTTCAACGAGATGCCTACTTATGTTAGGAAATTTTTAATAAACAGAATTCTAGAAGATAATACACCAAAGACCTAAATTAAAATGTGTCTTTGGTGTATTTATTTATAAAACAAATTTAATATGCAAGATACGAGTAGTTTAGATGCTAGTGGACAAAAAGGTAAAGATATCCTTGATTCGTTTGGTGAAGCTTTATTGAGTAATTTTAGTACCGCGGCTGTTGGTAAAGTCGTTGCTGAACTTGATAAAGGAGCTAGTACCCTTTTAAAACAATTTGGTATGGGTCAAGAAATGGCTCAAACATTAAGAGCCACTATGGCTGAGGCGGTTACTGATGTTAGAACTTTAGGTGGGGATATCGCGGACGTTATTAAAACACAACAGGACGCTTCAAAGGCGTTACAACGAAACGTAATATTATCTGCGGAAGTAAATAAAGACCTTTACGCAACAATGAAAGTGACTGGACAAGAAGTTGGTACATTAGTGTCAGGATTTAAAGATGTTGGAATTGGTGCGGGACGAGTTGCCGGTGAAATGAAAAAAGTTGTTGATATTGCTACTCAGTCAGGTGTAAATGCCTCGGATGTTTCGGCAAAAGTTTTACAAAATATGGATGCCCTTAACAAATATAATTTTGAAGGTGGTGTATCCGGTTTGGCTAAAATGGCTGCTCAAGCGAGTATGTTAAGAATTGATATGAGTCAAACATTGGCGTTTGCGGAAAAAGTATTTGACCCGGAAGGTGCTATTGAAATGGCGGCTGCAATGCAAAGATTAGGTGTTTCTCAAAGTAGTTTACTTGACCCACTTAAAATGATGGATTTAGCTCAAAATGACCCTGCGGAATTACAAAATCAAATTGCTCAAATGAGTAAACAATTTGTTCAATTAGGTAAAGATGGTAATTTTGAAATTATGCCGGGTGCGAAACGTCAAATGAGAGAGATATCCAAAGCGATGGGTATACCTTATGAACAATTGACTAAAATGGCGATAGGTAGTGCTGATTTGGAACTAAAAATGAGTAAAATCCGTTTTCCTGATTTACCGGGATTAGATGAAGATAAGCAAAAAATGATAGCCAATATGGCTGAAATGGGTGCGGGAGGTAAATATGAAGTTCAAGTTAAAGATGAGCAAACAGGACAAACAATTACTAAAGCTATTGATGAATTAAATGCAACAGATGTCGCCAATCTTGAAAAAATGGCTAACACCGCTCCAAAAACAATGGAGGAATTGGCTGTTAGTCAATTAAGTGTTACGGAAAAAATGGCAGCTGATATAAAATCATTAGCGGACCAAACAGGTTTAGGTGTTGCAAAAACTAAAGCGATGGGTAGTGGTATAAATCTTCTTAGGGATACTTCTACAGCTGTTAGAAAAACACTTTCACCAAAAGAGATGAGTACAAAAAATCTTGCATCATCAATTGACTCAGGTATAGATAAAAGTTTAGATGTTCTTAAAAGATTAACAGATGGGGAAATAAGTCAATTAGAGGCAAGACAAGAAATTGGGAAAAGTTTATCAAAATTAGGGTCATTACTTAATTCAGCTTATGATACCGGAATGAAAAATGCTGAAGAAGAATCTAAAAAAATAAAAGACGATTATCCTATATTTGACCAACTTAAAAAACTTATGTCGGGTGATATAACTAAGGCGGAAAGTAATAATAAACAGAATACAAACATTACTCAAACAGAAATTAGTAATGTTAGAAATACCTCAACAATTCCTACTAATACCTCACAAACGACAACTAATCCATCTACTGATAGACCAATTGAAATAACATTAAATCACAATATAGATTTAAAAACAACAGGTAATGTTGATACTAACCAAATAGTAATGGCTCTTAAAAATACTGACGTTCAACAAGGTATGGTCGGAGCGTTAAAAGAGGCGATATATAGTAATGGTTTAATGGCTCCAACGGCAAACAAAACACAATTAATGAATAGTAATATAAGCGCGAGTTCATTAGTATAAAATAAAGTACAATCTATTTATAGATAAATCAGAATATATGGCAGAGAGTTCATTATCATTTGCATCCACGTCTTCCTTTAGAAATTCACTAATGGTTAAAAACTTGGCACCTTACAGTGTTCAGGGAGTGTATACCCCACCTGTGAGTCAAGTTAATTATGAAACAATTTTAAGTATTAGTAATGTTATTGATTCTCCGGGTGAGTTAATTACTAATGGCTCTTATTCAAATTTATTATATCCGTTAAATGAATATGGTCCTGATGGGGGTTATAGTACTCAAATAAATTTCAACGGACCTCCTTTACCTGTTGCTTCAAATCAAGGAGAATATAATCCTAATGATACTGTTTTAGATTTAGTAAATGAGTTTTTCATTGATGCTGCTTATATTCAAAACAGATATGGTCCTCCGGGAAGTTTTAATGATTTAGTAATTATTACTGATGTTGAGAATAACAATAAGATTTATCAACCTTATTGGGAACCGCCAAGTTTTGCTCCGTCATCATATTCACCATATAATATTTTATTATCACCAAATCCTATTGGTAGTAATGGATTATTGTCTCAAGATTCATTTATTGCTAGATTTGGGGCGACTGAATTAAATTCTTTATTGAAAAAAAGGATTGATGCTGAGTTATTTCAAAACACATTAGGACAAATCAATTTACAATCTCTACAAGACCCGTTTGAGATTAGTATGATGTTGTCAGGTCAACAACCTTTAGTTTATAAAAATTGGAAGATTACCGTACCTGAAAATCCTGTTGTTGCAGCTGCCGACTTCTTAACAAGATTAGCGGGGGCTTATTGGCCTGTTTCATTAATACCTGGTGATTATTTTAACGATAACAACGAAAATAGTCAAACACAACAAACATCAAACGCATTAAACACCGTAAATCAATTAACAGGTGGTTTATTAGGTCCAATATTAAATCTTAATAGAAGTGGTTCACAAATATTCTTGGCAAACACCGGTAACGGACAAAGGTCAGTTTTATTTGCAAATATTAATTATAACAGATATCAACCATCGTATGATAAAGATTATGGTTTATTGTTTGGAGTTGCACAAGGTTTAGTTAACTTATTAGTTCCAAATATTAATCCGGGTAATGGTACATTAGTTGGTGGTTATTATGTTGGTAATAGAACATCAGAGCCGTCTTATATTACTTCACCCCCAAATCAAATACCTGTTAACGCCTTTGGTCAACAAGACCCTTCACCTGTATACGGTCCATCAGAGATGGGTATTTTGTATGAAGGTAATGAATCTGCACTTAGTAATTTTGGTTTAGGAGGAAGGTCTTATAGTGATGGTGGTGGTATTGATGGTGGATTTGTTTGGGTGTCTCCAAAATATAAAGCCAATGCCGGATTCCGTGCAATACCGGGTGGTGGTTCAGGAACAATGGATGAGGATTTTCAATTGGTTAGTGGAAACATTACAAGAGATGAATCAACAAACATTGAGTTCAAAGAAACTTCCATATTAGACCAAACTCAAAGATTAATTGACTCGGCTGATGGTGTTACGGGTGAAGCCCGTTTAAAACACGTTGGTAATGCGATGAATCAAATTAGTAAGGTATTCCACGATGGTTATAAAGAAATTACTAAAGGTTCTCAAGTTTTATCATATACGGATAATACAACAGGTGGTGATGCCGGTATAGAATATTGTAGGGTTTTTACTAAAGATAATCCGTATTACGCATATAATGATTTACAAAAAACAGATGGTATAACTACTGCGGGTAGAAGATTTACTCATTCCGTTTTAGATAACACATATAATTTGAATATTGCTCCGTTGAGAAATCCGGGGTCAACAAACATCATTGCGAATAATGTTAATGGAACGGGGGGGTATGCTAAAAAATATATGTTCTCAATTGAGAACTTAGCTTGGAGAACATCAAGTAGACCTGGATTTACTTATGATGAATTACCTGTTTGTGAAAAAGGTCCAAATGGGGGTAGAGTTATGTGGTTTCCACCATATGATTTAAAATTCTCGGATAGTAGTACCGCTAATTGGAATGATACTTCATTTTTAGGTAGACCTGAGCCAATCTATACATATAAAAACACAAGTAGAAGTGGTCAATTAAGTTGGAAGATTATTGTGGATAGTCCTTCGGTTATGAATACTATTGTTGAAAAACAATTAAAAGGTCAGAGTAAAGAAAGAATTAATTCTATAATTGATTCATTCTTTGCGGGATGTGTTAAATATGATATTTACGATTTGGCGTTAAAATTTAATACTATACCAACAAAAGATTTATATACGTATCAAGAGATTTTAAGTAATCCAAGATTAACGGATGAAGAGTTAAAGAATGTTAGTGCAAGTATACCAAGAGAAAATTCAGTACCTCAAGGGGGTGCGGGAACACCTGCAGATGCTGTGGTTCAAACGGCAAATCCTGATACATCAATTGATGACTTTAAAAAGAATTATTCTCAATTGGCATTTTATTTTGATAATGACATTCCTGACCCTAAATCAGATGGGGTTGTGTCTTCAGTACCATATAATATAACATATTCTGCTTATACTGCACCATCAAACATTACAAAATATGTAGATACCTCAAGTGGAATATTTAATACGGGTAGTGTTAATAGAAACGTAAAAGAATTCTTTGATAATATTGTAATATCAAATTTTAATAAAATAGCTAATAATAGTAGCAATTTTATTGTTGATGCTTATAACATATTAAAAGAAAAAAAAGGGACTATTAGTATTCAAATGGTTGGGTCAGCATCTGCAACTGCGAGTGTTAAATATAATGAAAATTTATCTAAACGAAGAAATGACTCAGTAATTCAATTTTTAAAAACATATAAAATTGGGGACGCTAATTTATCAACATTTTTTGAAGATAAAACATTACAAATTACATTACAAAGTGGTAAAGGTGAACAAATTGTAATACCTCAAGGTGAGTCAGGTAGTGGTTCTCAAGTTGATTGTAGTAAAGACATTAAATCAAATACAAATACAGAAACTTCAAATAATTTGGCTCAAGTATTTTCAACTGACGCTATGGCGTGTAGAAGGGTTAAAATTAATAGTATTCTTGTTACTCCAACAGTAACAACTACTACGACAACTCAAAAAGTTGAAATTATAACACCTGATGTTAGTGGTACAACAATTAACACAGTTAAACCGGTTCAAACTGTTGAAATACAACAAAAATTAAAAGAAGGTATTGGTAAACGAATTATTAGACAATTATTAACAGAGTGTGATTATTTTGACGTTATTAAAGAAACTAATCCTATGGTGTATGGTTCTATAGCGGATAAAATTAGATTTTTTAATCCAGCTTTTCACTCTATGACACCTGAAGGATTAAATGCCCGATTGACTTTTTTAAATCAATGTGTTAGACCTGGTGAAACCATACCTGTTATTGGTGTTGATGGTAAACCAAAATATAATGACGCGGTAAATACTGCCTTTGGGGCACCACCGGTTTTAGTATTAAGAGTTGGGGATTTTTATAATGGTAAAATAATTCCAAAAACAATTTCATTTTCATATGAGCCATTAATATTAGATATGAATCCTGAAGGTATCGGTATCCAACCAATGATAGCAAATGTTAATTTAAGTTTTGATATGATTGGTGGTATGGGATTAGCTAGACCTGTGGAACAACTACAAAATGCGTTATCATTTAATTTCTACGCTAATACTGAAATTTATGATGAAAGAGCGACATGGACTGAAGATACTTCAGCTTTGGATGCTAAATTAGTTCAGTCAATATTAGATGCACAACCACCGGTTACAGTTAACAATGTTCAAAATGGTGTGGTTAATGATGGTGGAAATACGATTGGAGATATCTTAACTAATATTCCTGTAACAAGTGGTCAAACAGGTGAAATTACCTACATGACTATAATGGATAAAATATTAGATTCAACACAAGAATATTATACAAACATACTAAATCAAAGTGATAGTATTGTCAAATCTTACAATTATGGTGTTTGGCAGTTAATTACTCAAGATAGATTATATACTTCCGGAGAAATAAGTTTAAATTCTAGTAGTATATTGGCGCCAATTTATGGGAAACCGGAAGGTGTTGAAACTAAAGTGGATTCATTGTTTAGTACGTTTATTTCAGATATAAATGCGGATAATCCAACAAATAAAAATTACATCATATCACGATTAGTTGGTTTTAAATTTACGGATGCAACAATTCAAAGAGTTAAAACAAATATGAATCAATATATTAACTCATTAAAAGGTGATTATAGTAGTGGTTTATTTACTAAAATTCAAGAAATAGTTGTCTTGGAACAAAACATGGTTCAGATAATTAGAAAAATCAATTTAGTTACAACTAAAACTGATGGTAAGATTTTAGATACGGGTGTTCCTCGTGTTTATACTATATCAGGTACAACTGAAGTTAATAGTGCTAGTCTTGGGTCTCCATTGGATACGTATGTGGAATTATGTGATGATTATCGTTTAGTTGGTCTTAGATTAGATGAGTTTAATCTTTTAATGGATGCTGAAAAAATAATCACAACTGTTACATCACCATATGAAGGTCCGGGTGAATTTGAGCCAAAATCTAAACAATTTGAAACGGCATCAGTTGAAGATAAAAGACAATTCATGGTAATGGCTCAAATATTTAACGATAAAAATAAATTAACACAATTTATAAACGCTATTATTAGTGGTGAGTTAAAGAATGATAATAAATTGGTTAGAAAATTTAATAATATTTGTGATGATTTTGCGGATTTAACTAAAAAAGAGTTAGTTGCTGAGCAAAAATTTATTAAAACAATTAGGGATAAAGAATCATATTCAAAATTTGTGAACCAACCTGCTTATCCTAAAGGTAAGTTAAGAAAATTTACATATACAACAGTTCCTGACCCTGCAACAGAAGCACAACAAAAAACGGATATTGCTAATTTATATAAAACGGTTAACGTAAATAATGATAAATTAACTTTTGATGGCAAAATAAAATTTGATTAATTATGGGTACTAAAGATTATTATAATAGATACAATAATTTTATTGTTAATGGACGACAAACCGTTGTTCCATATATTACTCTGCCAAGTAAATCCACAGATAAAAAATATATTTTCAAAGTTGCTCAATCTAGATTAGACAAAGTTTCACAACAATATTATGGGACACCTTTTTTTGGTTGGTTAATATTACAAGCAAATCCAATATACGCAGGCCAAGAATGGAATATCCCTGATGGGGCAATCTTGACAATCCCTTATCCTTTAATAGCATCATTACAGGATTACAACAATGACCTAGAAAATTACTTCTTTTATTATGGTAGATAAATCGGAAAATATATTAGTTGAGTTTGATTATAATAACATATCAATCATAGACCCAAATAAAGTCATAGACAGTGACGGAAAAGTACAAGAAAGATATGTTAAACAAGAAAATTTAGTGATGTATGCTAATTTAGAGTGTAAAGTATTACCACGTACTAAATTAGCACTTGGTGTTGCAAATAACGACCAAGTACAAACAGTTTCAATTGCCAGTATTAATTTTTTAAAACCGGGTGATAAAACATTTTTAGATAATTCATATACTGATGAAATAACAGGTAAAGATACAATCACCGGTAACGGTGTAAATCAACCAAAATTAACATCAGTATCAAATTCAAATAAGAGTAGTGATTATTATATTAAACAAACAATTAACTCGGGCGGTAAACAAGCATCTGTTGATAATGGGTTATTAGGTATTACGTCAATTAACATTAGACAAGGATTAGATTTTTTACCATCAATTACTATTGACTTAGAAGATGTTAAAGGTAGAGCTATGTTTGAGGCCGGTGATAATTCACCATACGCGGCATTTTTTAATTTACCTTACCCGATGTTTCAATTAACAATAAAAGGTTTTTATGGTAAAGCGGTTAAATTACAATTAATGTTACAAACATTTTCATCAAGATATGATACGTCTAATGGTAATTTTAAAATCAAACTACATTTTTACACATACAAATATACATTATTGAGTGAAGTACCTATGGCGGCGTTGACGGCTGTTCCACATATGTACCAATCTAGAGTTAATATACAAACGACTAAAGGTGGGGCAACCAACTTTTCAAATGTTCAGAATTCAATAGTTTCAAGAGGATATCAAAAGGTTAGAGAGTTATATAGTGAATATAAATCAAAAGGAATGATACCTGATGATTTTCCGGAAATAACCGTTGTTCAAATGAGAGATAGAATTGAAAATTTTATTAAAAATATTTTAACTTCATTCTCACAACAAAATTTAGACCCATTAACATATGTTGAGGAATATCAAAGATTATTAGGTAATTTGGATAAAGATGTTTACGCAGGGGCGGGAACGTCTTGGTTTTTCAAATATATGGATACTGAGAATTATTTGGTTATGAAAGGGGTTAATGGTCTTACAGAGGGTAGTAAAGTTTATACATTTAAACGTGAAATAGATACTCAAACAAAACGAACCGCAGCATTAAGTGAACTACAAGGTATTATTAGTAAGGCAAAAGAAAAAATGGATGAGAATCCTGTTTGTGGTGTAAAAGGTAAATACACTATTGACGGTAAAACAAATACTAGTTCAAGTGTACCATTTGATATTAAAATAGATATTTTCCCAATTGAACCAAAATATGGTGATGTAAATCTTTTAGAAACTTATCGACAAAGAAAAAAATTATCAACAACACCAAGTCCTGAGCAACTTAAACAATTTGATAATGAATTAGCGACACAAGGTATTTTTAACTCATTAGTCATTGTAAATAAAAAAGGTTCGGAAGAAAAAAAATTCCAATTTTATACCTTTGAAGGTAAAGGTCGATTTGAAGATTTAATCAATCAAATGGGTACTAATGTAAAAAAAACTAAAGAAAATATCCAAGAAGAATTAACAGAGGCTTTAACTAATTTATTACAAAAAAAAGATAATGGTATTGGATTTGTTCCAAATATCCGAAATGTTCTTGCAGTTATTTTTGCAAACGGAGAGGCGTTTTTAAGGTTAATGGATGACGTTCACGTTCAAGCTTGGAATTTAAATGATACACAAATTAAAGCTAGAAGAAATTCGATTTTAAATCCGGAAACAGCAAATGCGTGTGTTGATAACGTATCATCAGGAGATAATGAAACATTACCTATTTATCCGTGGCCTCAAATGTTGACGGCAACTTCAGGTAAAGATGGTCGTGAAATGTTTGAATTAACTTATCCGGGAGATAAAAATGTTATAAATCAAACTAAAGCGTATTTAACAGATTTATGGCCAGAAGTAGAGTTTGTAGAAGAGTTTATTAGAGCGACAACTCAAACGGTAAAACCACCTGCTGACCCTTTAACAACTGAAAATCCATTAACTGATATTCAACGAGTATCGTTAGACGCTATAGAATTTCCAATTAGTAATGCGGTTTATGATAACAAGGAAGAAATTAAATATTTTTATGAAATATTTGAAAGAATATTTTTAACATCAAATTATTCAGGTTTATTAAGAAGTAATGGTAACACCCAAGACCAAGATAAAGTAACAGATGTTATTGCTGAGGCGGAAAGTATTAATATTATTCAAAGTTTATCTAATGATAATCCTTTTATTATTAAAAAATTAAAAGAGTTTGGGGTTAATGCCGGAAATTTTGAGATATTAATGAGACATATATCTAATGATGGTACAGGTGAAAGTTGGCAAAATTTTATTAGAGGTATTTTTAATACATCTTACATTAAAAACAAAGTTAATAATTCAAGTTTTGAATTTTTAAGTCAAAACTTATTGAATGAAAATAAATCACAACCATTGGTTTCGTTACCTGGTGAAAATAATGTTGTTAATTTTATATCAAATTCAACATCAAGTAATATTTTTAATTTAACTGATACATACCCATTTACAAATTTTACTTGGGTTAAAAATGAATTGGCTAATGGTAATTCAATTTCTGATATTAAATCATCATATAATACAGCAAAAGTATTAACATATAATACTAATAAGAAAATTATATCTAATTTTTTAGATATTACTAATAATAATGATAGAAGACCATTTACTAATTTCTTATTTAATAATATAAAATCACCAATTTATTATTTTGACTTAAAATTATTTTATGAAAATAGAAGTTTTGACTCACAATTACCGACAGAAGGTAATTTAAGATATAATGACTATTCAGGGTTAGTTACGAGTAATCAAACCGTTTCAATGTTTAACACACCATATTTTGTTAATTCAATACAAGAAGGTGTAAAGAATTTTAGAAATGGTGACGAATATCCATTCGTTGCATCGGCATATCTGTTTTTAAATAGTTTACCATTATCTACACTTAGAGAAAAATATAAAACTTATTCGTCAAATTCAGTAACTGATTTAGATTATATTTTTGCTACACTTAAGAAATTTGGAGCGGTTCATAAGTTACCATACGCTTGGATATTAAAAATTGGTTCTGTTTGGAGTAGATATAAAAATTTTGTTGAAACTGGTAAAGATATTTTAGACACATCATGGTCAGGATTTAGTTATGTTCATAACTATGACCCGGTAACAAATTCACCAACAAGAAACTATAATTTGATAATAAATGGGGCTCAAATGGATATTGTGTTAGAAAAAAACACAACATTAGGTGCTGAAACATCTTCATTAATTAATACAGGTTTTTATCCATTATTAATTAATGACTTTAATGTTTTTTATCAAGGATTCCAAATATATTCAGGTTATACTGATTCGGACATTCAAAATGGATTTACTTCAGGAGTTACATTAAATTATGTGCCTGAAGCAATAATTAATATGCCTGAAGGGTTTGACCCAAATAATCCAAAAAGAGATTTGAGAGTTATTCCTTGGTCAGTTTACATTACAACATTAGATAACATTTCGTCATATATTGTACCATCACAAGGTGCGTTAATAAATCAGACAAGTAATGAGTGTATAACTGAAGAAACTAATCAATTGAAATATGAAATCACCGGTAATACTGCAATGTATAATGGTTCGGTTAGAATGTTTTGGGTTGCACCTAATTATGGGTATTTTGATATTAATAAAGTTGTTAAGCCAACACCTATAAAATATTTAAAACAAGTTTTTAACATTACGGGTGATACCAAACAAGAAAATTTCTCAATTAATGGTAAACAAGACCAATATTCCGAAATAAGTGAAATGTTTTCAGTTTTTGAAAAAGAAGTTTTAGATAGTTTTGAATCGGAATTTTTAAATTTTTCAAAATCTATATATGATTTTGATGATGAGTTTATATCAAATAGTGATACCGAAACAACCAAATCATTTAAAAATTTCCAAATGTTGATGAGAAGTTTAATGAGAATTCCAAAAGTAGGTGGTACTAACATTAATACTGAATTAGTTTCTGCGGTACAAGATTCGCAGCTAAGTGTTTTAACAAATATTTTACAATCATTTTTAAGTTACGATGTTGTTTTCAAATATGGTAATCCGGCAAACTTTGATAAGAGATTATTTTACACTTTTTCAAATAGATTACTTGCTGACCCATATACATGGAGTAAGTATTCATTTCAAACACCAACACCATTACCAACATCAGGTGGAACGGTAACGTTATCACAATCTATAACAAATTATCCTAATGAATGGAAAGCGTTACAAGTATATGTTGGTTTTTCCGAAATACCTCAATTACAATATACAAATGATGGTTCATATATAACCGATTTCTTTGTTGATTGTAATATAGATTTTAGTGTGGATAATATTAAAATATTTGCACCAATTATTAAAATATACGCAACACAAAAATTAAATGATAGTACTTTGAATTATAATAAATTTGTTACTTTAATGAATGAATACATAACTAGTACAGATAATTTTCAAAATATCATTATTAATAAATTAATGCCTAAATTACGTAAACAATTACCTGATGTTGGGAGTACACCTGATGCTGCACTTGCAACTGCATTAGAAGGTCCTCAAACAAAATTAGAATATTGGGAGGCGTTTAAAGCGTTAAACGATAAATGGATTTCAGGTAATGACTTTAAAACTAAAACACTTTTTGAAGATGTTTTATTAATGGATAGAGCAAACAGAAACATTGGGGATAAAGTATTAGTTGATGTTAATAAATTAAAATTTAGATTAACAGATATAAACCCTAAAACAAGTATGTTGACTTTTGTTCAAACAATTTTAGTTGAAAATAATTTTGTTGTTATGAACATACCTTCATACGTTAACTTTTATAATGTACAAGATGCGGTCAAAAATCCTGTTCCAAAACCGGAAGGGTCTCTTGAATTTGCTAATACAATGTTTGGTACATTTTTAAATGTTGATTATAGAAATTCTTCAGCTAAAATGGTTTGTTTTTATGCCGGTAAACCAAGTGAGCAACCGGATTTTAAAAATAATGCTAATGTAAGATTTAAAGGTGATTCTTTTGATTTAAGACGTGCTAGTGATAACCCATTAATTGAAGACCAAATAGGTAAACAAGATTGGGATAAATCTAATAAAGTTGTTGGTTTTAATGTTGATGTTGGCCCACAAAGTCAATCAATTTTTCATGGATTTCAAATAGACCAAAGTGCCGGACAAGCAACCGCAGAATCGTTACAACAAACAGATGAGTTAGTTAAACAATCTTCAGGTAAATCATCGGGAACTCAAAATATTTCATTATATAATTTATATAAAAATAGAAGTTATGCTTGTACTGTGTCAATGATGGGTAACGCTATGATTCAACCAACTATGTATTTTAATTTGAGACACGTACCAATGTTTAGTGGGGCTTACATGATTCAAGAAGTTAATCATAGTATTGGGCCTGGCACGTTTGAAACAATATTTAAGGGAATCAGACAATCTGTGTCAAATTTACCTGAAATAGATAGTTACATACAAACTTTAAAAACTAATTTATTAACTTCAATTATTGAGAAAAATAAACAAGACAAACAAGCGGCAATTAAAGAAAGTGGTACTAAACAAGATAATGTTATTAGTCAAACTAATAATACTGTTAAAGACGCGGTAGACAAACCAGCAAACAGTTCAACAGATTACCCAAGTTGTACACCAATAAGTAATTATGGAAAATATGATAAAGTTGATTCTCCAACAACAACTAAATCTAAATATAAAGACTCTATTAGTACAATTATTACTCAAACCGCTGACCAAAAATTAAGGTATTTAGTGTTTGCAACAATTTATTTGGGGTCATCAAATGGAACTGAATTGGAAACAAAAGAAAACAACTATTCAGGTGTTGATTTATTACAAAATTGGGGTCAAACAGGTGTTTCTTATTTTAATCCACAATTTTATTGTAATTCAAGTAATGTACCATATGCGATTTTTTCAGATTTGTCTAAACATGTTGAATTTTTAATTGCGAGATTTAGTGGTAAAATTAGTTTATTACCTGATATAACCGCAAAAGAAATTGTTAAATTTTATACATTATATTTCTCGGCAAATCAAAAAAATATTGATGTTTATAACAAATTGGTTCAAGATAATCCTAGTCAATTAAGTCAAATGGAAACTAGTGTTCAAAAATCTATTGATTTATTTAAAACCGGTAGTGGAAATGTAAGTGGTACTCCACCACCTAATACACCACCAAAAGCCACAACTGATGAAGAAATTTTTGCAAATAGTAAAAAATTTAGTAAAGCGACTATAGAAAATATTGACATATATAATAGTCAACTTAGGGGTGATTTTGTTATTGATTATGAAGATGAATTATTAACACAAAACTATCCTGCTAAATTATATATTGTGGGAGGTATTGATAAAGTAGAAATTGGTAGTTTTACCATAGAACCAGACAAAAATAAAAATATTGGTGCATTTGTTTCAGTTCCTAACATTAGAGCAATTTTAGAGGAAGCTCGAAATGATAAGGAATATACATTTACTTTGGTTGTAAAAGTTAATGCTTTTCCAAATATTAGTTATTCATTTCAATATGTTTTCACACCAATAAAATGTCCTGATGAGGATTTTGGAGCTCGTAAAGTGATTGAAGTCAATTTGTGGAAAAAAGTTAAGGATAATATTTGTTGTAAATGTTATAGTCAACCATATACAGGTTCTGAAATTATTTGGGATAGTAAACCATGTTCTAGAAACGGAACAACATGTTAAATTAAGTTTTTTCAAAATAAAAGATATTTATAAATAAAAGATTATGGACACAAAATTAATATTAGACAACTATTTAGGTAAAAATACCAGAAGTACCGAAAAAGATTTGGGGGATGGTTCTAAACAAGTATGTGATTTAGACACTGGAGATTGTTATACTATCAGAATGAAAGATGGTTTAATTGAAAGAGTTGATAACACATTAAACAAAAATAAAAAAATTCAAGTTGAAACTTTAACAGGTGTAAAACAACTATTAAACGGTTAATAACATGAAAAAAATAGACAATCAAATTTTAGAGGAAATTGCTAGATATAATTCTATCAATCAATATATTGTTGAACAAGATGCTACGTTACCTCCTCCACCTGGTGAAGTTGACCCAAACGCAGCTCCGGCTCCTGATGCAGGATTAGCTCCTGAAACGGCTCCACCGGCAGACCCAAATGCTGCGATTGCCCCACCGGCTCCGGCAGGACCTCAACCGGTTGATGTTGCGACTGACCCGGATGTGGAAAAAATTGGTGATGATGAAAAATCAGAATCAAAAACGGAAGAAATGGATATTACTGATTTAGTAAAATCACAGAAAAAAGTTGAAGAGAAACAAGAAGAGTATTTTAATAACTTATTCCAACATTTAGATAATTTAGAAACTAAATTAGGTGAAATGGATGGTATCATGACTAAATTAAATGATTTAGAAGCTAAAGTTGAAAAATACAGAGAAAAAACTCCTCAAGAAAAATTAGAATTAAGAACATTAGATTCAGGTCCTTTCAATCAAAAATTAAGTCAATTCTTTGATGATAAAGAGGAGGATATGGAAAAAACAGGAAAAAATGAATATGTTTTAACTCAAGACGAAGTTGAAGATTATTCACCAAATGAGATTAAAAAAACCTTCAGAAATTTTGAAGACGAAGTAAATCCATTTAGACAAGTAAGATAATTTTAACGGTCTTCGGACCGTTTTTTTTACAAAACAATTTGACAAACACACGGCTGACACTTATACTTTAATAAACCTTTAAATATTTTAAACACTATGGCGACAAATTCATTAGACGCAGTTTTGGCTCAATACGAGCAATCAAAACAAGGTAGTTCTTCTTCTACCTCAAAATTTACACAAGAAGAGAGAATGAAAAAATACTTCGCGGCAATCCTTCAAGACAAGGAAACTCAAGGGCAACGAAGATTAAGAATCTTACCAACTACAGATGGTTCAACCCCATTTAAAGAAGTTTGGTATCACGAGATTCAAGTAGATGGAAAATTCCAAAAATTTTATGACCCGGGAAAAAACGACAACGAACGTTCACCTTTAAATGAGGTTTACGAAGAACTTCGTTCAACCGGAAAAGAATCTGACAAAGAGTTAGCTAAAAATTATTTATCACGTAAATTTTACATTGTGAAAGTTATTGATAGAGATAACGAGGCAGACGGTGTTAAATTTTGGAGATTTAAACACAACTACAAAAATGAAGGAATTTTAGATAAAATTATTCCTATTTGGAGAAATAAAGGTGATATTACTGACCCGGTAACAGGTAGAGATATCATTTTAGAATTGACTAAAGCTAAAACTCCAAAAGGTGCATTTTACACAGTAATCCAAACAGTTATGTATGATGACGCGGCTCCTGTTCATGAGGACAAAGCAACTGCTGACGGATGGGTTAACGATGAGTTATCTTGGGAAGATGTTTACTCTAAAAAACCTGTTGAGTATTTAGAAGCTATCGCAAGAGGTGAGACTCCAAAATGGAACTCTGATAAAGGTGGTTACGATTATGGTAACTCTGATTCTGATGAGATGTCATTTGGTGGTTCTAAACCATCTGCTCCGATTGACCCACAAGCGGGTGATGAACCGGAAGATGATATGCCTTTCTAATCAAAAAAAAATATAGACATATTACTTGGACACTAGGTCTTACTTGGTGTCCAACTTGTCTAAAAAAACTAAAAAAATTAAATTAATTAGAGATATGGCGATTAAAAAACATGATTTCAAGTCCATTAAGGACAAATTCTCTACATCTGCAAAATACAAACCACAAAGGTTCTTTGATTTAGGTCCTGACTTTTTGGATGCTGTTGGTATTCCGGGTCCGGCTATTGGACATTTAAATATGTTCTTGGGTCACTCCGATACAGGTAAAACCACAGCTTTAGTTAAATGTGCGGTTGATGCTCAGAAAAAACAAATATTACCTGTGTTCATTATTACGGAA